TCTGGTTTATCTCGAGCAGTCACGGCTTTAGTATCAGGAGCTGCGGCGGCAGAAGCTGAAGCTGGAGCTGGAGCAATGACAGCGCCAAGATTAGCCGTATTTTTGACGATCTTGTCGGCCGTCTCATTTACAACCATCAGCTCCAGGAGGATGTCTTTGAATGTCGTGCTATTGTCGTTCATTTTTGATTTGCTCGTGCTCTGGCTTTTTCATTCTCTTCTTTGATATGCTCAAGCAATAACGAAACATAGATCTCCCTCTCCCAAGGCACCATCTCATTCAGTTCAGACAGCGAGTACTTGTGATGCTGCATCATCGCAAAGTTTGTCTGAAAATGGTTCATCAAGTTGTCGTGGGCGAGGCCTATCCGAAAAAACTTTGCAGCCCCATAAGAGTGACTGAGTTGTGATGCTTGCAGTCCTTGTTGGAGCAGTCAAATTCTACTACATGCTGCAGGCGCGGCATCTGAGAGATGAATTCCTGGATCTTCATGAACTGAGCCTGGCTGAGTGACTCAATGAACTGGATCATCTCTTCCTTCGTCTGCTCTTCAGCTGGATATAACTTCTTGTCATCGTAGATCGATTCAATGCATGAAGCAATCACTTCGAGGACGCCATTCATGTTGTTCTTCGAGTCATCACTGATCGAGTTGACTGTATCGATCTTTGGCCAGCTCATCATGACTCCGATCTTATCCGTCAGCTGGATCTTGTTTGACGGAATGTTCGATGTATCTACAGTGATCGCATCAAGATTGATCTCAAGCTGAGTTGTCTTCGTGCATTTCTCGCACTTCAATCCAACCTTGCTGATCTCGCCGACAGACTTCGAGCGAAGCTTCAGGAACAGAAATTCCAGGTCAAACGTGGACAAGTTGTCTGGATTGACCTTTTCAAAAGTGCAGGCTCGAATGATGTCCTTGATGGCCGATATGATCTGAGTCTGATTCTCTGACTCCATGGCCAGCATCAGGATCTTTTCTTCCTTGACCAGGTAAGGACGATAGCTTACCCTCTTTCCGGTCGAAGGAATCTTGGTTTCATACTTTGGTGTTTCAATCGTTGGTAGTGGCATATAGTTATAGCAATGTGTTACTGTTCAAATATTCAAAGTTTTCGTATGTCATACTAACAGCAAATTTCTGGGTAGAATTTTCTGCAGTATTTTCTAGACCAATTGCTGCAAATGTGGTCGGATATGCGTTTTTTAGCTTAACTGCATATGCACCAGTCTGATCTTTGTTGAGCTGGTAAATTTCCACATCTCCTAGATGAGTTTCTAGATATTTTGCTCGGTATGAACCAAATCCCATGATAGCCTCGCTCCATGCGTCGAATACTTTCTTTGCGTAATAGTCACCGGTTAGCAAAAATGTAAAAGACACGTCCTCGTTTATGAACCCGTGAGGTACCTTGATCGACTGCTTATTTGCTTGATAATCTATCGTCATTATCTGCCTACCAGGAAGTGATGTCGCATCGCACATCAGATCTAATACTCTTGCAGCATTTCCAGCGACCTGGCCATATTTAGAGATAAGTATGCTCTGCGCTGTGGTTGGAATCGAAATCTTTACCTGATAGCGGTTGGTGAGCGCCAATCCTTTTCTGCCAGAAACCATTGATTTTAGATCTTCGATGTTAGACATAGCTTATTTCTGCAGGTATTGTTTCTTTGATTCTGCCCAGACCTTTGTCTTTGAGGCGCCCTTGAAATGTTCTGTTGGCAGGAAAATCGCCACGTCCCATTGATCAGCTGGAACCTGCGCGATGCGCGTGCGAACGTGCTTGAACAGATAGCGCTTATAGCATGGCGCGAACTCGCGGTACTTACGCACGCTCTTTAGCAACTGATAGCGCAAACGCAGACGAGTACGTTCGTTTAGATCCTTACCCTTGATCGTGCTCATCAGCTTGTCCAGAAAGATCGCGCGGATATTTGGATGTAGATAATGCAGATTGATTCCGCAGAATCCATCCTCTGCAGGCTCGGTCATAATGATGAGCGGAAAGCGATCCCAGTATGGCAGAACGTCTTTGTGCTTTGCATCGTAGACGAACATATACATAAAGCCCCACTGCGGCGTCTTCTTGAGCTTTAACTCAGGCGAGGTCAGCAGCTTGTTGCGATTGATGCGCCCGTTGAGTTCTTTGACCTTTTCGATGAACCATGCTCTAGCTTCACGAGTACGCGCAGCCAGACCAGTTGATCCGAATGCCGTATTGAGTTGCTGAAATAGAGATGGTGATTCGTCTGCCATAGCGCAGACATCTATTTATGGGTAAAATTTCAACTTGTCAGCAGACGAATGCCCAGCCCTTTCAGAATGTCTTCATGCCAGACCTCAAATCGCCATCCTCTATCCGCAGCGTATTCTTTAGCAGCTTCCCACTTGCTGATGTTCTTTGCGTATGTCATTACTTCCGTGATATAACGCTTAGTCTTGCGCCCAGGATTCTTCGGCGGTTCGGTTTCTTTCTTGGGCTTGATCTCGACAAGATAAATGCGCCCATCAGTTAGCTCAAGCTTAACGTCCACAAAGTATCGGTGCATCTGACCATCAGTTTTGCAGCGATAAGGAATGATGACCTCTTCTGATGACCAATGACGCACTGTGGGATTCTCATCTAGCCAACGAAAGAACTGCCGTTCCCACAGCGAGCGATACACCACATTAGTCACATCTCCCTTGTACTTCTGAGGGTTCTGCGGCCGAAATTTACCCTTATACGTCATATAAATAGTCGTATTTATTCTCCAATGGCTCTACTTCCATTTCCATTAGATCTGGCGAATACTGTCGAAAACAGTGCGTATCCAGCAATCTGTTTCACCCACCACGCAGCTAAGAACAATCGTCCTGGAGATAGAATCTTTTTGCCGATGCCGCCCGGTATCGAGATTGCTGATGCTATGGCATATAGCACAATCAATCTTGGCATAATCGGAAATGCGCTATCTGGAATGGTTCAGGGCATGACATCTGCCGACAGTCCAGAATCTTTGATAGCTAACGCAGTTCGCGAAGGTGGAAAGAGTATTGCCCAATTAAAAAATGCAAATGCTGCAGCTGCAGCGTCAATTTATACCAGAGAACGTTTAAAGAGTGAGCAATACGCAAACGTGATTGACTTTGCGTCTAAGCAAATTATCTCGCCAAATACCAATACGACATTTCAGGGCTCAAATTTGCGCTCGTATAACTTCAAGTTCAAGATGGTTGCGCGCAGTGCTGCCGAAAGCAATCGCATCAAGACTATTGTAGACAAGTTTCGTCTGTATATGTATCCAATGGGAAATGACCTGCTTCAGGAATATCCAGGATCATGGCAGATTTCATTTGTCTTTGGTACCAATAAAGACAGCAAAAATAAGTTTATTCCTGAGCCATATCGTTGCTATTTGACAAATTTTACCTCGACATACAACGCAGGTAACAATATGTGGCACGAGGATGGCGCGCCCGTTGAGGTGGACATTGCAATGAACTTCCAAGAAATCAAGGCGCTGACAAGACAGCACATCGATTCGCTCAACAATCAGATTCAGCTAGACAACCCCAGCACCAATCCTGCTCCAGTAGTGTAAAGCCTTTGCCGTAATAAGTTATGCCATTCTTTCAACAATTTCCAAAGATTAACTTTGACTTTGAAGGCAAAGGAGTCGACACAACTATTGTTGACCTATTTAGATTCATCAAGGTCGAGGATATCTTCAAGGACGATCTATCGATTTATACTTACTATCAGGTAAAGAATGGAGACCGGCCAGATGTAGTTTCTGATATTTTGTATGACACACCAGATTATTACTGGACATTTTTTATTCTGAATGAACATCTTAAGTCTGGATTATCTGGATGGCCGATGAGCACAGAGTCATTTGAGACTTATATGGATGAGCAATATCCAGGAACTGCGATCATCACCCGTCCAGAAATCGTGCGTGATGGTTTTGGTCTAGTGATCGATTACCGCAATTCTCTTGCTGATAGATTTGCGGTTGGTGAGACTATCACTGGGCTGCAATCCGGCGCAACCGGTATTCTTTCTAGTAAAGATACACAACTTTCTCAGCTGATTTTGCGAGACGTTGATGGATATTTTCAGGCGAATGAGTTCGTGCTTGGAGAATTATCTCGCAGTCAGGTCACATCTTATCTGGTTATACCACACAGAGATGCTCCTCATCACTACGAAAATGCTGACGGCAAGATTTCTTACAATGCTTTATACATTGACGAAAGCACACTTTTTATCAACGGCAGTTCTGTGCAAAATTTAATAGATCCAGCAGTTACCGATTCAAGTTTATCTGCTATATCTAATTACGAATACGAAAATCAACTGAATGATGATAGGGCAAATATCAGAGTACTGCGCAAAGAAGCAGTATATGATTTTGTTAAAACCTTCAGAGAAAAGCTAAATGCCTAAACTAGTCGGTTCAACACTTACTGGTCTGCAGGTTGCAGTACCTACAAGCTATCGTCTTAATTATGTCAATCTGACTAATCATAACGGCGATACCACAGATATTCAGGCATTGGTAACTGATTTTTCTATTGCAGAAAGCATATATTTGCCTTCACTAATTTTGACAGTAAATGTAAAAGATAACGTAAATTTTTTAGAAGAGTTTCAGCTTTCTGGACAGGAACAAATTTCAATTGGTATTTCTCGCGCTAAAGAATTTGGTACAGATGAAGAAGTAACACTTGACCTTGATTTCTACGTTACTGAATACCCAACGTATGGAAAATTTAATAACCATACGCAAGTATATGCCATCAAAGGAATATCAGAGCATGCGTATCGAAGTAAATTTAATAAGATTTCACGCGCATTCAGCGGCAACGCAAAGGATCTGATTTATTCTATTCTGACACAAGATCTAAACTATAGCGATGAATGGATCGATGTATCTGGCAAAGACATGCTGAATGCATCTTTGATCGTTCCAAATCTTGCTCCTATAGACGCAATCGCATGGATTTTGCGTCGCTGTTACGATCAGACTGGAAGCCCTTGGTATTGCTATGAGACGATGAAAGAAGGGATTGCTATCTATCCTCAATCTGAGCTTGTGGCCGGAGATATTTTTCGGACATTCGAGGAAGGAAAATTCTTTAAGTTCGATATCTTCTCTGTAGAAGACTACAGAGAACGGCAGCGAAGAATTCTTTCTATGGCTTCTGATATGAGAATGTCTAAGTATATTGGAGGAGCAAAGGGTGCTTATGGATCACGTTCGGTATATGTAGACATCGCAAAGAAAACTATTGGATCGCACAGATTTAATTATAACGATGACTATGACGAGATGGTTTGGTTAAATGACAAATCTTCTAATTTAGATGAAGACTTTGGGTTTGACCAAAAATCAATCGCCACAATGCACGATGCGCAGATCAATTACATTCCAACGAATAGTATGGCGTTTGAGCGTTCTAAAAACTATCATTCCGGTACTGCCGATGGAAGAATCAATCGTGCTCAATCGTACCTAGAAAATCTAGATAATCTTACTCACGAAATAAAAGTAGCCGGTGATTTTGGTTTGAGCGCTGGTAAAGTCGTAGAGCTTCTGATTCCAAAGGCAATCGATCCAACAGTTGACATTCAGAATGCAAAGAAAACTATCATATCTCAAATATATGACGATGTGATATCTGGCAAGTATCTGATTGCATCAGTCGTGCATAATTTTGGCGAGGAATATTTCTGCGACATCAAGATCAAGAAGGATTCACTGAGTAAAGGCGCAAAGTATTATTGATCTTTATGCTTAACTCAATTGAGAATCTAACAAGTCAGGCGCAGTTTGCATGGTTTACTGGCGTCGTGGAGGACGTGAATGATCCCGAAGAAATGGGGCGCGTAAGAGTACGCTGCATTGGATATCACACCGAAGACAAGTCGCTGATTCCAACCTCATCGCTGCCATGGGCAGTGGTGATGACGCCGATTCAGTCAGCAGCTACATCTGGAATTGGTCAATCAGCTACAGGAATACTTCCCGGGACATGGGTTGTGGGATTCTTTCGTGATGGCCGTTCTGCGCAAGATCCTTTAGTGATGGGTACGATCCCTTCGTATTCGACAAAGCGCAATAGCACAACAGGATTTTCTGATCCGGCAGGAAAGTATCCTCTCAAAGAAGGAGTAGATACACCCATCGAGGCACGTAAAGAATTTGCCACATCGGATGCGTATCAGCGCAGACAAGTATACAAGAAAGTAGCTGCAGTTGCCACGCCGCCAGATATGGCTACTGGTACTTTGATAGGCGAGACAGGAGATACGTATGCATGGACCACGCCTAGCATCGAGGATAATGTCAAGCCAAAGTATCCCAGCAATTACGTCAATCGGTCTGTTGCTGGCCACGTGCAGGAAATCGACAATACAGGTGGAGCAGAAAGAATGCTGCAGCAGCATAAGGCTGGCACGTTTGAGGAGGTATATGCTGACGGCACAAAGAATACCACTATCGTCGGTAACAATTACAAAGTGATTCTGAAGTCAGATCATATTCTGATCGAGGGCGATTGCTTTGTGACTGTGAATGGCAATATGTCGACCTATGTTAAAGGCGATCACGTGCTGGAAGTTGGTGGTAATCTGATCGAGAATGTTCAGGGCAACAAGTACACTAAAGTTTTAGGTGATGATCAGACTGACTCTGCTCGTTCGTTTAATCTCGTGGATACCAATGCAGTAATTGCACTCAAGTCAAATATCGATACTCTTGAAGGAAAGAGCGGTATCTTGCTGTCGCATCCTGAAATTACTGCAGATGGAAATCTTTCTGTCAGTGCTTCACCTAGCGGTGACTTTACCACTGCCGACGGTAATAGCGTGACAGTTGCAAAGGGAATCATCGTTAATATGACATTATGAGCTCAGTAAATACAGAATGGCTAAAGAATTTAAAGAAGCAGATCGATGCAATTCCTGATTGCAGATCGCTGGACAAGCTGGTTCAGCAGGCAAAAGAGATATTCGCGAAGCAGAT